CGCCTTCATCATTTCAAAGTCAGCAAATGGTGGTAAGCCGTTTGTATCCGGTGTAGGCATGTTATCCCTCCTTCATGCCTGAAACGGCCTCAATTGCCTTTCTGAGCGCTCCAATACGTTTGTCTATACTTTGTGCCCCGTCATGATCATCATTCGCTACAAGGGCCGCTCTGTTCATTTCAAGCTGGAATATCTTAACCTCGTACTCCTTAACTTGATTATCAACCAGTTGATTCTTTTGTTCAGATGTAAGCATTCTCTCACTCCTTACCAGTCCAAAGGCATTATTCTAAAATGTCGTTGTAAGCTGTAAAGCTTGAAGTCCCCCGTACCGCTAATACGGAACCTCGCCCAATTCCCAAGAGGAACAGTATCGAGTGGAATGATGACAGGACCGTTAATCGTTGAACCATCCGCAGTTATCGGATCTCCTATTGTGGCCCACGTCGAACCTTTGTCCGTCGAAACTTCGATTTGAAGTGTACCACCTGTGGCTAGAGCACATTGAATATACAGCAAATGGTACTCTTTCTCTTGCTCAGACCTGTCAAAATCCTTGCTCGTGATCATCCACGTTGTATCGTTTGTTGTCGGTATGGCGTTGATTTGGTAGGTCTGACCGTTTGCGTCCCCAGCATAAGGTAGTCCGTTGAAAAATACACCGTACCTGTACTCTTCATCGATCTGTGCCACATGCCAAATGCGGTATCCATGCCGTGTATCGTACACGAATCGGTAGTTAGGTTCTGTTGCATCGTCGAGTACCAGGTTCAAATAATACCGGATGCCATCCGTAAACGCACAGCACTTGTCCAGCTGCGCTGTATTCAATCTGTCGAGGTACGCTCTCAGCGGCTCTCCAATGCGGCTAGCAGCGCCAGCGGCTCCAATATATATATCGTTCTGCCCGAGCCAATACAACGCCTCTCCGACCTGTACAAGCGTCTTATAATTGACACATCCGATATTGTCCGATGATGGTACGAGACGGTAGGCATTACGCGCATCACCTGTGTGGTAGATCAAAGCGAATGAGTCCTTCTTGAACACCCATATGTTTTGCGCGAACGTTCGAATTGCTGTAATGGCACCGCCGTTAGGCGTGTAATACTGTACGGATCCGCTGTTTTCAGCACTTGTCCAGTCTGATGCGTCCTGAAATGCACAGTAATGAAGTATGTCCGGGGTATCGTCACCATCGGCATTGGCGGTATACACACGCAGATTATCCGATGTAACATACTTTCCCTTCGGCATAGCCGGTATATCAACAATTGTGGTACCGTTCCAGAACTGCGGTGTATCCGTGCCATTGGTTAATATTAAAGCTTGGCCACCTATATCAAAGTTCGTACTGTCGGCATCGGTGTCCGTGAAAGTGCCAATGTTCGACCACGCAGAACCGGTCCAGCGCTGTATATCCGTACCGACTTGCCTAATTAGAGATACATTCCCAAATCCGGTAAGGAGGCGAGTTACTGCGCCTCCTGATGTGCCCAGCGCGGATGGAGAGTTAGACGTAACGAGAGCTGGGTATTCATCGTCCGTGTCCCATCCCCACCCGTCCTGCGCTTCATTTTCCTTGATGTCGAACGAGTCATTTCCAGTGTTAGTGCCTCCTGAAAAAGTCCATTGCTGACGCTGGTTCCATGAGGACGGGTTCGATTGCCATTGAGCCATGATCTAACCTCCAAAGTACGGGAATCTGTAGGTTAATCCTCCGTACCCGTACGGATTTCCAGCATGCGGCATTTGATCTGCAGGTTGCATCCAATCAGGTTCCGCTAATTTGCGTTGCCACAGCACATCGACGATCTTCTGCTCTCGCTCTTGGTCGAAGTTGTTCTGGAATACGATATCTTTCCGAGCGCCGGCTATGCGTTTCAATACGCCAAGCTTTAATATTTCCTGGTACTTTGTTGGTAGATCAGGGCTTACATTAAGGTTATCTGTTGTTACTTGCGTTGGATCGGAGTCTGTGTAGATATACACGTTACGCTCATCTGGCACAGAATCAGGTGCGTAAAGGTACATCGCATTTGAAACAATGGTGTACCACGGACCATAAGCAGCGTATTGATCATCGTCGTTACGCTTGAATGGAACTTCTACGTATGTCGGTTCTGCGGTTGTATCGTATTGGTACGTGACGGTTTTGATCTTGGTCACGTCCATACCATCAGGAAATGGGTAAAAATTATCCCCCTCGACCGTTTGAAAGGTGTAAGGTGGACTGTCTAATTCCAGAATGTCGAATAGTTCGCGCTGTTCTTCGTTGAACCATACAAGCACCTGGCTTGTCGTAAACGTGTTTCTGTATCGTAAATTTATATCATCGAGGACCTGCTGCACTGTCTGAGCCATCATTCAGCCTCCTTTCGTACTCTCGCATTTTGGTCAAATGACGATAAAACGCCCCGGTTTGCCATGCTCCGGGGCGTTTGTGTAGTTGTTTCATGATTTTGTGGTAGTGATATAAGATCCAGTCCATACGTTTACTCCAACACGTCAATAGCGTTATTGAATTCAGGCAAAGACTTCAAGAACTCGTAACCTTGTCTGATAAAATTAGGTGAGCTATCTTCTACAGATGGGATAAAATCATATGATTGCTGATCAAGAAGTTCAACCTCTCCCCTGCTTTTATAAACGTAAACAAATATGGTTATTCCATCTTTACCACCTTGCAAATAATTTATCTTGATGTACGCTGAATTTATTTCGTAGTCTGTGGTTTTTGTGCATGATGCAAATTCCGGGAATATTGAGCTTAATTCTGTCCCAGCCTTTAAAGTATAACTTTTTTGTAGACCCATCATATCACCTCAAAATGTTGTTTCTGTTATTGTTGTATTTGGATTTACTGTTGATACGTTACTTTCTATTTTTCCAGCATACCCAGCCCCTGAACGACGGTAAATAGTAGATACTCGGTTATGCCGTATCCAGTTGTTGCTTGTTACATCACCGAAACAATCGTCATTAATACTCGTAACAAACCCATACATTTTATTGCCGTTAACATCATTTCTCTGACATGGATAGGTTGTGCTTCTACGGAACATATATATCCCACCCTGTGCTCCTCCTGTTGTACCGTCTGATGATGTTGTAATCGTGTTGTTTACGATCCTTGAATCGCTAGGTCCTTCAAACCTTATTCCGTAACCGCCTACTACATCCATCCTATTGTTTACGATGTCTATTTTTGTTCCGTCCAGTATTCTCATTGCTGAACTACTACCAGATATGAGCCTATTGTTTGTGATACGTGATTCTTGCAACGAGTTGCTATCTGTTTGCATAACCAACCCACTTGTAACCTGAAAAGAACTACCTGTGACTATTATGTTTTTATTTGTCTTGGATGTTGTTGCCCAAAAGGCCCTAGTATTTGAACCTGTTTGCAATGCCGTATTATCTGAAAAAGTAATCCCATCACAACCATAAAAAACGGAATAGCAACCGTTTGTGCAATCCTTTACGCTATTAGACACAGCAGATGAATTTTTGCATCCTTCAAAATCAATACCAACATCTGTTGTCGTTTCAACCGTATTGCCTTGTACAACTATCCGTTCACCAAGTGAACCCCATATACCACCTTTCACACTTTTAACGATGTTGTTAGAGATGGAAATATCAAATATACCGGTCGTGGACAATGTTGCGGAGTCACCTCCCCAGAATTGAACACCATGCAAACAGTTGCTTATTTGATTACCTTCAACAACTCCATTGTTCGAAAAATACAAATCTACACCTTGATAGGATGTTGCTCCTACACCACCAGCATTTTCGATCGTATTATTGATTACTTTGTATTTCGTAGTGTTCGATATGCTGATAGCCTGACTGAATGTATCGTGGATGTAACAGTTCCTAATTGTTACGTTTGTTTTTCCAGATACTGTGATTCCTTTTCCGCCTGTTTTATTTGATTTGTTCCCATCAATTTCAATTCCATCGACTAAGCAGTTACTATTTAGGTTCAATATGTCACTGATGCCTGTGACGCCTTTAAGCACAGCCCCACCAGCGCCAATAACTTTCGTCTTGGGATTCAATGTAATTCCTTCACCCATGTAAGTTCCTGACGGTAAGTACAACGTTCCTCCGTTAGAAATACATGTTGCTGCAGCTTGGATTGCGGTAGTATCATTTGTTACACCATCACCTTTTGCTCCAAACCATTGTGGATAGACTTCTTCAACATCCATACTTCCTGCAATCGTTCCTGCACCGGCAAATATCTGCCACAATCCTGCTTCGATAGATCCATTAATTGTGATTGTATCGCCACTATTGGGAGACAACTTTGCACCTTTGGTCAAGTATAAGTTGATATTCGACGGAATAGTAATGCTGGTTCCGATAACATACGTTCCCGGAGCAAATATGATCGTAGCCTCTTCGCCATCGATTTTGTGGTTAATTAATGTGCTTAAAGCGGTGTAATCATCTGTTACTCCATTGCCTTTTAAGCCCTCTTCCTTGGCATTATAAAACAAATCCCAATTCTTTTTATTTGTTTGGTAGTTCCCGATATCCGCACTTACAAGTTCATTTACACGCCTCATTGGGGATACTAGCATTGCTAATCCTCCTTACACAATGGAGTATCCAACGCTGTACTCAATTGGATCTTCGTTCGAATGCTCGACAACAATTCGCCATGTCGAAGGGATGAGGTCATTTGCCACGCTGTTAGCAGTTGTAGTTAGGCCCGGGTGAATCTTTAGCACCGTTGTGCCAACCTCTGTTACCGCGGAAGAAGCAATAATGTCGTAATATTGGCCGCTAACGTTGTCTTTACCTTGTATTTTAAGCGTAATAGATGGCGATTCAGACGTTGCTGTAACGTCCAGAACAAAATGACCACCTTTACCCTGATGGTTCGTAAGATCGTCGGAAGTGAAGGTGTCCGTACGTTCTTCGCTTGGTGCTACCGTTCCGCTCGGGCTACCTGTCGTTGAGTCTACAAGCGTCACAGGTAACGGTTGATCCGTCATGACTTCTTTGTATTTCTTCTCTGTGTCGTCCCAATATTGAATGATATATCCAGGCATTATTACGCACCCCTTCTTCGGTATGTCCGCTTTTCTTTCGTTGTATTGCTAGTTTCCTGTACAGTAGTCTGCGCATCACTACTGGCCATTCTCTCTAACAATTCACGAATCATGCGGAGCTCTGATAAAAGCTCGTTCTTCCATCTTTCTTCTGGAACTATTCCTTTGAAATGTTCCTCCATACGATCACCTCAAATAAAAAAAGAGAGAGCATTATGCTCCCTCTTACGATTTGTCTTGCAATAAGCCGGCTTCAACCAGCTTTGCCCGCATTGAATTGTAATTGCGGATCAGATCCTTTTGTGCTTGGCTGTAGTCCGATTGGACCCTTAACTGCGGTACATACGGGTGTTTATCAAAGGTGGCAGACGATGCGAAATCAACCGCACCGCCGCCTTTGATTTGGAACCCGTCAGCTTCTATAATGTTGCGGACACCGCTCCGCGTAGAAGCCATACCGATAATCTTTGTTTCCATGTCACTACCCCCGATTGGAGCGCCTTTGATCTGGAAGCCATCAGCTTCAATGATATTTTTGACGCCTTTGGAAGTGGATGCGTAGCTAATGATCTTTTGTTCCATTCAACTACCCTCCTACTTCCTACGAGCCCGCCGACCCAACTAAATGCCTCCAGTTCTCCGCTTTAGGAGCAACACGCATGTAGCCCAGCCACGATTGAGAACCATTTTTGTTCATAATCGGGTACTTCTGGAACTCCGGACGATTCCACCACACCATATTCTGTTGATGGCGCGGCCCTTGAATGAACCATTTTGTTTGCGTGTAGAGATCCCAGAAATCATTGACTACGAGCTCGAGATCAGGCAACACGTTTTTATCGTTGTTTGGCGTTCCTGGTACCAGAGCAGATTGCAGAATTGTAGCAGCTTCGAATTGCAACGAAAGAGGTACAACCAGTTTGTTTACACGGCTAGAAATCTTCTTGCCGCCCTCATCGCGTTGCTTGCGGAATAGGATGATTGCATTCTTGAGGTTCGTATCAGACAGCGCACCAGACGCTAGGTTGTCCTGTGTACCTCCGTTGTCGCCGTAGTTCGGGTGGTCGTTGGCGAATGTAGCCTTGCCATCATACCCGGAGCCCAGCGTATTAGAAAACATTTCTTCGAGGTACTGAGCAGCGAAATCTTCAAGCGCCTCACGGCCAGCATGACCGGCATCTTTAGCCATATTCGCAACTTCGTCATATAACTCATCCTGAATTTGTTCACGAGACATGCTAACTTCCGACTTGAAGATTTGGCCTTGTGTGAAGACCAGTGGCCCGAGTTTGTAGCGTTGTTCGTTCGGGTTAACGTTCTCGCCCGATACTTCCCAGCCGCCCATGCCGGCAATGATTTGAGTCGTACGGTTGTTTGTCACAGCATCCACAGACTTGTAAATGCGGCTCCATTGCTCTGGTTCTTCGTCCCAGCCTTCGAAGAATGCAAGGTCAATACGGCGTGTATAAAGATTTTGATAATTACCTGTGTTCATTGGCATTGTTTATGTCACTCCTTAACCGATCTTTTTAATGTTTGCAGCAGCAATAATAATGTCAGCGGTGCCTCGTGCGTTGTCGTAATCGACTACGGAGCACATACCGCCTGTTGTGTCGTCCAGGTTCATCGTTGTAGCGTTGGACAGGTCAAACAGGGTTGTTACAAGGTCAGTGTCAGCCAGCGTTGTTTTAGACGATCCTGTAAACCCAACACGGATAACCACATCTGTAAGCGGCAATACGGCGATCTTATCGTTTGCTGTGATAGATGCACCTGTTGTAATAGATTGCTGCGCGATGCCAACAAGGTTTGCCGATGCAGCAACAGCTGGAATAAGGTATCGGCTTGTCGAATCGACCGCCACAATATCCCCTTGGTTAATGGTTTGGCTAGCAGCTACGCGCCACTCTACAGCAGTAGGCTCGTTATAATTGGCAAGGCTTCGTACAAATCGTGCCATTTACATTCATCCCTTCTTTTTCATCATTTGTCGGTACTCTGTTAAGTTTTTCGGACCTTGATCTTGCATCATCATGCGCACCTGACTCTCACTCATGCCCGTTCGACGCATAAATGCTAGAGCATCATCAGGCAATGGAGCAGGTGCCTTCATATCTGCTGGTGCATCTGAAGACACGGTGCGCTTTGGTCTCTCGCGTTTTGCAATCTCTCGCTGCTCCGCCTCGCGTTTAAGCTGTTGCGCAAGGCTTTGACCGCCTACAGCCCAATACGCTTGCTCGACGCCAACATTTGGATTGTTGCGAACAAACTCGGTTATTGCACCTTTCATTTGCTTAATTCCTGGGTAATCAGGAGAATCAGCAAGCTCGTACACCTTAAGCGACACGCGCATGTCCGTTTGATCGCGCTCAAGTTCGCGTTGACGCACGTACATCTGTGCCTCTTGATCAGTCCAACCGTTCTGATAAGCAAGCTGTTCTGCCTCTTGCCTGATACGGTTTTGTTCAACTGCCTTTAAAGCAGTCTCAGGGTCCACTCCAAGCTGTTCAAAGAACTTCTGGTATGGATTGTACTTCGACTCGTACTCGGCCTTTAAACGGGCTTCTACTTCCTCTGCGGCCTTCTTGCGTTCGCGTTCTGCGCGTTTGGCCCAAGCACTTTGTTCCTTCTCCGGGATAGGTGGCAGGTCGTCTTCTTCTGCTTGTACATATTCTTGTTGATCGCCTGGTTCGTCGTATGTTTCTTGCTCGTATTCCTGTTCAGGAGCGGCATCCTCCTGTCCCTCTTGCTGTGGTTCAGCATAAAGGTCTACGCCCGATTCTTTAGCAGCTCTAAACTGCTCTAACGACATTGCTTGATTTTCATCCATCTATAACCCTCCGTTTAAGTGGTGGCATCCCACTAATATTGTCACGCCCATGCCTTCTGTTCAGGCTGTCAGCACCTATTGTGCGTATATATAAAGGGCACCCTCCGTCTCAGGAAGATGCCCAGTGATTTACTTACCAGCCATACCATTTTCAGCACGTCCAGTTGTTTTATAATTGTCGCGCATGCCCATTGTTCGCTTGCTCTCGTATCCGCGTTTAGTAGTCATATCACTACCACCGCCACCAGCACCGCCCGGACCCATGGATTTACCTGCAGGGCATCCTGCGTTTTTTGTTGTACCGCCAGGTCCTACAACCTTGCCTCCATATGCCATACGTTCACCTCCTCTCTAATTCCGTGCATTTTAGCGCCAGTGACCACCTTGGATGTAGTCCCTAACCTTCGTGCTGCGTGTAGCGCTCTTAAAACCGCAATGCGGACAAGCATAGCCTGTTCCATGGGCAAGAGCTCCGCTTTCGCATCGTTCGCAAACGAATAGCTTGCCAGCTTGCTGCATGAAGTTTTGGCCATTGTTAACTTGATTATTTAAAAAAGCCGCTAACGTCGGGTCATTAGCGAGCTTTGTAGCAAAGTATTGTTCTTCTCGTGCTGTCATGTATCTAGCCAATTGGTACACCTCCTTGCATTATTGCCGCAATCAGCTCTGGTGGTATCTCAGGCGTCGGTCCTTGCGGTGGTGGCGCTTGCTGCATCGGCATAGGTGCTGGTTCAGGCATAAGCGGTTGCGGCATTCCTGGCGGCAATCCCGGAGGTAATGGACCGCCCGGAGGCATGCCCATTTCTGGTTGTTGCTGCTGGTCATCCTCCAAGTCCATTCCAACCTGCTCTTTCAGGAACTTACGCATCTCCGCTCTAGTGATTGTAGGACCATCCGGGAATGACAACTTCGCAAAGTCAGTCAGCATCTGCAGCATAAATGACCGATCATTCGGGAATCCGTTGCCCATGTTGAGTTGAAAGTCGAACATAGCATCTCGAGTCATTGGTACGCCGTCATCATCCGTCAATTGCTTAATCGAATCCTCGTCGTCCACTACACCGTTCAGTTCATTCGGTATAAGCCTTGGTACATTTCGGAATTCTTTCGGATTCATGAACTTCCAATCCGGTTTCTCCCCATCAATGCGGATCCACATTTCCTCGTCCCAATGCGTCAGCGCTTCGTCAAACAGCATTTCAAGCACATCGGCCCATCCAGCCTTGAACATTTCGTTCTTATGCACGACCGTCTTCTGACCAGCCTGTTGCAATGCCATAATCGCCGCCGCAGCTGTAACCTGTCCCGGTTGTTCGCCGCGGTTAACGTCAGGCGTACCAGCAATAAGGTCTGCCTCTTGAAATGCTTTCTCACGTCTTACAGGCACGTCTCGCGATACCGCCATAGGTTCAACAATCTTAAACGCTGTATGATCACGCATAGGAACGCGTAGTCCCGGCTTGTTCGTCCATTTGCGGAAGTCGAAGCCTTTACCTGCCCCCATGCCCACCACGATTTGCGGATTGCCTGAGAGCCGCGCATTCATGCGTATTTGGTCGTCCAACTCATTGATAAGGTCTTGGGTAGGGATAAGCAGTTCAACGTCTCCCATGCCCCATGCTGTGCCCCTACGTGGGTAGCAGTTGATCATACGGAATGGGAATAGGTTACGGCGTTGCAGCTTCTTACCCTTCAGCTTTTCACGGCTGTCTTCAAGCAGGATGTTATTGGCGACATGCAAGCAATAGACTTCACCGTCTTCATCACGCAAATAACATTCAAGCAATAATGCCTTTTGGCTGGTAGGCACGTGTACTTCATCGGTTCTATCATCCGTCCATACCTCCTGCGGATTATAAGGCACGGCCACTTCACGTTGAACATACTTGCCAAGCTTGAAGTTATTCCTAAACCATGACAAGGGCTTTGGCGTTGCGTGTATTACAAATTCACCCTTCTGCAGATCGTGAGCCTTAACCACTTTTGGGTCATAAAAAAAGTTAGCCGGGCTAATGGATTCAAATACCGGCAATCCACGTCCGTCTAACTCATCTTCGTCAAACCATACTTTTATGATTGTCGTGCCCAATTCTAACCGATCGTGCTCGGATAGATTGATCTTGTCCTTGAATTTGTTGCGATAGAGGATAAAGTCAATCATATTCTGCGCTTGTTCCGCAAACATATCGTCACCAGGTTCCCAACCTTTAGCAGCGGAAGAGTACGGCTTGTCTATCAAGTCAGCAATTTGGCTCTCTACAATGCGGTGTATTACGTTTGTCACGCTGCCCGGATGTTCCGGTGACTGCTTTGGGTTCTGCCGATTGTGTTTGTAATCGTCGCACATACGCCATAGCTGGTTAAGGTTAAGCTGCTGTTTCGCATCCCACGCCATCTTGAAGAGCCATTGTACATGCCTAGCAAGCTCTAAGCTCTCATCACTCTGTATGGGCTCTCCGTTTTCGGTGTTACCTTTTTCTAGCAGTTGTAGATCCTCTTGTTTGCTCACTCAATCACCCCCTAACGTCGAAGTTGTTCCAGCCTTTGCCGTCGTCCTGCGGTTTGTTCTTATACTCGTTCAACGCTTTGTCTGCTTCCATCAACTCAATGCGCGTCTCAAGCTCTGTTATGTGCTCTGTAGCGCGTTTAAACTCGTCTGCCAGCTCGTCGCGGTTGTGCCGCATGTTAACCCATTGGTAAGCGGTGTAGTAGCTTCCAGCGGCGATTATAGCGACGATGAGGAAGCATAGTAGTACGTTAAGCATTTGTATCACCTATTCTTTTTACTCCGTTGCCTTGGAACACTACCTTCAACATAGATTTAACCGGTACATCTTCTCTCGAATATAATATTTTAATAATTCCTGTTTTAAGAGTTCTATCATATATCTCATCTCTTCGTTCCTCTGAGCTAAATGATTTAATATTAGCTCCTGGTCGATCTTCTCTTACATACAAAATTCCCCACCCAGGATTAGGGAATGGACCGTATCCAAGCCTGCTATCATACTCTTCAAAAAGCAACTCCTTACCACCCTGCTGATCTGAACCATGAACCATCTTCATCGTCCTCTCTAACCTCAGATTTGTGCCTAAAGCCTGCTTCTGTCATGACAAACGGGCTATCGATCTTCTCGCTCTCAACCGCTTCAAATGGCGTTGATATATTGCCTATTGATGTGCTTATGAACGCATCCATAACGAGCAGTATAATTGCCGATGAGGTGACTGTATCGTCGTTACCACTTGCCGCGTTCGTGTCTCCATCATCACCAATCACATATTTGATACACTCTTTTATCATCCGTTCGGACTTACACCCTATTTCCTTCTGACGAATCAGCCTTGCCAAGTTATTAATCATTAGTGGCTTTGTTTTTGGTGAGGTCCACCAGCCGAGTTCTTTCTTTTCCTCGTCTGTTACCTTGTCATGAGTCGTTCGTTTGTAAAGGTTCCAGTACGATTCTTTCATAGCATTAAGTGTGGAAAGACCGTGATTGTTTTCCTCGACAGCTATCAGCGCTTCGTTGTACCAATTCCCAAGATTGATGAGGATTGGATTACCTAGCGCATCAGGATCCACGTGCCCATGCCACATAGCCACCAGCCGTTTATCTGCATCCCATACCGTTGCACAGGAGTAGTCTCCGCCTTGCCTGCCCTTTGCCACGTCTACGCCAATAAAGTACTCTTTACCACGTTTCGGATAGGACCATACTTCAAGGTTGCCACCTTCATCCTTTGCGAAAGCTATATCTCCGTTCACGCGCTCTAGGAAGCCGGTAATACCTGGTGTGCAATGCTGCAGGTACTCCATCAGCACTTCAACGTCGAACCTCGGTCTACCTGATGCTAGGAATGATTCTTCGGCTGTACATGGATATTCTTGGGGTAGCTTACCACCCAAATCTTTATGCTTCCCGTAGTACCAATAAAGCTGGTTCCAATTAAGCCCTTCGTGATTCAGCAGCGTTCTAAGCTTCTTGTGGAACTCAGTAACTGCGCTATTAACATCACTCTTAAACTGTTCTTCTCGCTCTTTATCCTCGAAGTCGAGTACATATTCGGGGGTTAGCCACCATTCATAGAACTTAGGCTCCCAATTGTTTTTTTCCTTTACTGCAGCATCCCATAAGTCCTTGTACTCGTTTAGCCCGTTTGCTGTCGTCTCAAGGATCTGAATGCTATCTTTCGTGAGCGCTTCACCCAAACCGGACATAATGCTGTCAATGGATCCCCAGAAAGCAGCCTCAGAACCATGAAAAAAGTTGATCGTCTTAGAACGACCAACCTCCTTGTTTCCAGCTGTATTTACACGCCAGCGGCTATTCAGCTTTTCGAAATGGAACTCGCGCCGGTTGTTATACTTCTCTGTTGGTTTGAGTGCATCCGGGAGCTGATTGTAAATGTACTTTGCTTTATCCTCGAATATCGTATTCGTGTTATCGCCACTATCGGCAAGCGTGAACCCCGAGAAGTTCTTCGAGATAATCGCATTGGCCAATTGGTAAGCGGTGATAAACGATGTAAAGCCTTGCTGTCGACCTTTGAGAACCAAAAACTTTAAGCTCGTTCTTAAGCCGGCTTTGTAATCAGCTTTCGCTTTGTTAATGTCGTCAAGGAAGCTATGTTGGACCTCATTGAGGAAGAATGGGACAGTGTTCTTATCCTTGTCGACGATAACAAAAGAAATCTCAATGAGATATTCGGGATGCTGCTGTATCTCTTGGCGCACCGACTTATTGTTAGGTTCAACTATATATGCAATAGCTGAGTTAACAAATTCTTCGTCACGTGCTGCATCATGATACTTTTCCCATAGCTCCTGACGTCGCTTGATAATCTCTCTGCATGTCTTCATGAGAAGAAATCCTCCAACTTCATAGCGACATTAGCTGTCTTGCCGCCTGTCATTAGTGCGCGCTTATCGTATAACGTCCCAAGATACGTCGATACCTGACCGAGTGGAATATCTCTCTTTCCCTCTTTAGCCTCTTTAATCATTTCAAAGCCAAGTTCTTGAGCTGCTACGATATTATCCCAGAGAGCGTCAATAAGCTCCTGCTTTTTATCTTTTCGAAGGTTTTCCAACTCATCAGGCTTTTCGTCTCTAGTTCTGCTTACAGTTGATACGGAAACACCTAAGTCTTTAGCTACTTGGTTCATTGTCTTGCCTACCGCAAGGTTGGCTCGGATCTGCTCTTTCAGTGAGTCTGTTAGCTTCTGTCCTTGCCTAGCCATGTTCTCACCTCCTTACGAATCTTGATCCACGTCATCCGACCACATCTTGTATATTGTCATCTTTGCATATTCAATCATTCCCAACGATTCTGCATACGTCGGAACGTTCTCATGTTGTAAATCAATCTCTCCGGTGATTTGATTCATTGTGATAATCAGCTTCTTTTCCAATGTTCCACCCCATATAACGCAAAAAGACCCGGTTACTAGGCGGGACTTTCTGCAATAGTCGCCTCAAGCGGATTGGCAGTCGCTTATCTGGCTAGATGATCGAATTAATTTTTATGACAGCTCCGCAACGGGAGGCGGTGCGCGCTTACCGTGTCGCGGAACCATCACTTAATACCATTATAACATGGACAAATGTACTATTTTGTCCTACGTTTATGCGATTTGCTCTTTCCTAAGCATACAAGAAACATTCCGCAAATGCTGGTAACTATAATTACTTTTGTCTGCGATCTCCCGCAAACTCATACCTTGTTGAACATGTAATAATATGACTATCTGCTCCACATCAGAGAACTTAGCAATTGTTCTCTCCAGCTGCTCTTTTGCCGCCTTAACCTTGTTGTATGCCTCCAAGGTCTCGTTATAATCGTCCACCGCGTAATTGTAATCTACCAACGCCCGATCTAATGACACATGCGTTAGCCGATCCATCTGTCCCGTCATCACAATCTTATGTGCTCTACGCAAGGTCACCTCTGCCCCCATCAGATGCGCCTCAAGTCCTTCCAAGTTCATACACGTTGTGCGGTATGCCTCTATGATATTCATTGCCATGTTAACCCCTCCCAGGTTCGTATATCCGTATAAATGCAGAAAGAGGATTGTCTACCCAATGCCGGGCAAGCAATCCTCTCAGGGTCAATCAGTATTCAATTCGTGGACCATGGGCCATTCTCCCATGGACGGAGCATCCATTGCCGTCACGTTGTCCTAGCATATTGCTAGTCGTGGATTCGAACCACGAACCTCATCCCGGCTATAACGCAACCTGCGTCTCTCTTCCGCCATCCACATTCAGAGCATAGGGTTGGTTAATCCCCCGATCTTACATAGCTTATTCGGTTTGTATGATCTGTTTATGTTTAAGCTGTGCTTTCGATGTTCAACGTGCGTTTGATCTTCTCCACGTCTGCTTTCAATGCTTGGAATTCTTCCCGTGTAACCGGCTCTCCTGCCACTTCCATACCAGCGTATTCCTCAACCAGTTCGTCGGCTGTTGTCTCACTGGGGATGGCCGGTGGCGGTTCTACTGCCAGTGTGTTATCCGAAATATGCTCTTCTTCAACACTTGCAGGAATTTCAACGGCTGTAACTGCTTCTTGCCGAAATCGTTGCACCTCTTCCGCGCTTGCAATGCGGTACTTGCCCGGGTAAATCTTTTCCCATACAACAACTTCGTCGGTTTCTAACAGCTTAGCTTTACGGTTCCCGTTTGGCAGCTCTTCCACATCATAAACGGCCGGCCGGCTATTGATGAATTGCTGTACCAAATCACTTGCGTCCGTGGTAATATTGGTTTGGAGGGGTTTGTTGCTGGTTTCGAGCTGCTTTCTGAGCGATTCGTTATCAGTAGCAAGCCTTTTCGCTTCTTCTTGAGCTGCAAACAACTCACTAGCTGCCGCATCACGTTTTGTTTCCATATCCGCCAGCTTGTCCGTCAGATCCACGTTTGCTTTCCGCAGACTTTCAAGTTCAGCCACATCGTCCTGCAGTTTATTAACCTGGCTTTCGTAACTAGCCACAATCGCCGCATGCTTCTGCTCCAAATCACCAATCTGCTGTTTAAACCAGATGCTTGCGATCTGATAGGATTGCTCGTCAATGGTCAGATCCCTTAGTGACAATGTTTGATCCCCAAACTTAATGCTGTCAAACGGATCTTGTGCAACTTCTCCTGCAATAATTTCGCTCATTCTATCGCTCCTTTTAAATAGAAATTTCTACTAACTATTCTACCATAAAACGCGTTATAAAAACAGTGTTAAACCCAGTAATATCAAGGGTTTTACGTGATTTGAACATTATATTCTAGCAGTGTTCATGCAGTTGTTTATTGCTTCTTTCATTTCGTTACCTTTGATTACATACCTCTTGCCTTCAACCTCTAACTCGACAAGTGCCGGATTACAAAAATGATTGTGTATTTTTACAGATGGAGTTGCTTGATCATTATATGTTTCGATCTGGCAAGTTACCTTTACCATTACCTCACCTCCCCTCAATCATTTAAACGCCATTTTAAGGCATTGCATTATCAAACCATATCAAACTACCACCTGACCCATTCAAACGCTTATACACGTCATCTATCGCTTCTAAATAGCATTCGACTTGATATGCTCGTTCAACTTCCTTATCACGAACTCCGTCGAGATCACCGCGATCCCTTTTTTCTTGTTCATCTTCGCCTGTTCCAGCAGCTCCGTAATTGGATCTAGCTTCATGCTGTCTCCTCCCAATCCTGTATCTCTACCGTGATCCCCGCAACCTTACGCCGTTCACCCTCAGCAATCCGCAGCTCCTTCACAAACTTGAAGTTATCGTCCTGCAGTATGCCGCCCTTGACCAATCCGTCCTGTATCGCCTTGGCACTGTATGCGTACCCGTCCGGATCTCGCCGCCTTGCATCTACAAAGTGGAACCGGTAGGTCACTATAACTGGATTCTCGACCGGTTGAAGCTTCTGCACCTTCAGTTCGATCATGACCAGCTGCTCCCATTTCTTCTTTTCCTGCGCCTGGCGCATATGGTGTAGTCTTCGGATCTCGTTCAGTGTTGGCGGTATACCAATCAGTTTGAGTTGTTGCACCCCCATATCCCTACCCCCTCGCTACTTTTACGTTAAGAACAATCTTTCGCAGATCACGTGCCAACTGTTGCGCATCCCACTCATTCATACCCTCGCGGTAAGTGAAGCGGCCTACTTTGACTTTGTACATGGTTCGTCCTCCTTGTATCTGAACTTTCATCACGTTTTGTATACATGCACTTGTAACAGATTTCCAAATGATAGAAAATAATAGTAGTTCACTGCGAAGGAGGTGAGTAGTTGAAATGAGTGTATACGTTCAATATGGTTTGTCAGTAAGAATGGCAGAAGACGGCTTTTATGGTTCAATAACACGACTTAGTGATAACGTAGTAGTTTATGAGTCTATCCGGTTCGATGAAGAAGGTGACGCCCAATATGATGTGCAGCACGTTTTTAACCAGCGTTTTAAAAATGAGTAAGCCGGTTGGTGCCCGTAAGGGTACCTTTTTTTGATTTCCTCATGTATTTCCGTATTCAAGCTATGTTCACCCAAATTACAGCTCCTTGCGGATGATTGTATGGCACCGGCTCGGGGTAAACGATTGGATTTTGTAGCACCCAAGCCCAAGGCTTACGATAAGGAATTGCCCCCAGAGGGACATGATGCTTTGATTGGCTGCTGAGGATCAAATTCACATCATCAGGCCCATGCAGCGGAACGCAATCGACTAGATCAACCGTTCCGTAAATCTTTCCAGTTCCACTCTTGATGATCGCGATTCGACCACGCTGATGTGTCTGGCTGCCGCGGATCTCCCAGGTCTTGACTCCGGACAAAATCATGTCCGCCCACTTCGATTTAATTATCAGACCCTTCAATGCAGTTGCACCTCCCATGTATTTGATTATTCATTTTGTTACTTGCTTTTCTGTACGCTCACGCAGTAACACTCATACCACTTGCTACTTTGCTTGAATTTACCTATGCCATTACAAAATACACATTTCTCGTAAGGCTTCATGACGCATCGTCGCTCCCACCATACACATTCCAACTCTTCAACGACTTTGCCATACGCTCGCGTTCCTCCTTGCTCGGCTTGTTGCTCGCCCGCTTGAGTTGGAACTGCGGAAGCTTGCTTGTGCGCGTTGCGCGGTTGTCTTTCATGGTTACCCCTCCTTTATCAGGTCCAGTACTTTTTCTAACTCGGAAATCCGCCCGTACAATTCTTCAGACGGACCTTCGTCATCCCATTGCTGGTTTAGTTCTTCGTAACGTTTTTCTAATACTCTGATGATTTCTTTCATACTCACTTTATCCCCCTCTCCATATTCCGCAGCGCAATGTCCAGGTCACGCAGCACCCTTCGCATATGGTGCCGCTGTGCGTTTGACTTCGCTTGGTCTAACTTTTTGCTCAATTCAGATAATTTGGAATCAAACATTGGATTATCCCTCCTACATTTCGCGAATAAATTGGTATTTCTTATCAAAATCGAGATGGATAACTCCTTTTGCTGACCCTCTTCGAACTTTTTCTTTAACCAAGACATACTCACTATCGCTTTTCACCAGTATTTTTTGCCCGTCAACCTCTTGCTTCTCCATCTTCGGGCGTAAGAAGAATAAGGCATCGCATTCATTTTTCATTTTTTTAGCGCCTTCTAGCTTACCCTCATCATTAAGCTGCGCCAGTACAATAAAGGCAACGTTCTGCTCCTGTGCTAGTGTTTTAAGCTTCTTGACCATATAGCTCATGATTTGGTATTCCTGCATTCCTTTTTTCTC